TCCCGTAACGGTGCAGCGTTACTCTGCCGTGACTTACGGAAGGAATCCTGACGTTTTGCGGCGTTTGCGCGAGCTTTCGCTGCTTTGCTGAACCGCTTGTCCCAACCTGCAATCGTGCAGGTCTTGCCATCAAACGTCAGCCAGCCAACCTCGGCCACTGCCTGCCAGAACGATTCGTCACCGCCGCAAACCATGCCGATTGTCGCTGGCGTTGTCCGCAGCACGCCGTCTGCCGTGTTCATCGCGGCCCAACTCCAAAGCTGAATGAGCCGCCAGCCGACAACCTCAACTGGCTGTCCTGTCAGGCCGACAATCTCCATCACTTCAGGCTTTGTGCCAAGGTTGCAGTCAATAGGAATCCATTCACCGGCCATATGTCTGACTCCTGCAAGCGTCCTGGGTGGGCCAGGGAAACCAAACACCCGGCCCACCCAAAGCTGCTGTCACAGCCGGACGCATTTTCTTGTTGGTTTCTCGCCACGATGGCGGGAAGATACGGCTGACAGGCCGTGCGTTCATTGTAGCGGAACCATGCTGCAATCTGCTAGCTGCGTGTGATGACTTCACGTTCAGCAATAAAACCTAGCGGCATTTCTTCGGCCACGAGAACAGATTGCGTCTTGTGATGACGCCGAAAAGAGTTTTCCGCCAGCGTATCGGGGTGAAGCTCAAACCGCATCAACTTGATTAGTTGCTCAAGGATAATCTCACGCCAGATTATTTCGGCCAACGAAGGCCGTTTAAATCTACCCCACGTCATCATCGTCGAATCGACTGGATTTGTTCCGTTCATGCGAAGAAAGGAAACGCCATAGTTTACAAGAGTCTGGCCGTTCCACCTCAGATGCTGAATCGTCGTGGCGTGCTTTTTCCTGTATGTGTCAACTTGGCTAGCCGTAAGACTTCCAGACCTTGTTTTCACCTCCAGTTCCATCATTGGCTGAACCTCTCGCGTGCCTTGGTTATCCACGCAAGCCAGGTATCGGTGGATAAACGTATCAACATCAGTCTGCACCCAACCGCATTCCTTTGACCAAGAAGGCAGCAACTCGCACGACCTGCACCAAGCCATGAAAGAAACGTCCGATCCAAAAAGGCGTTCACGGGTCATTTGTTAACCTCCGCTATTCGTTCGCTAGCTCTGGACGCTGTGGCTTCGTCAATCTCAAATGCGGCCCACTTCCTGCCAAGAGCAATGCAGGCAACGGGAGTTGTGCCGCCTCCGCAAAACGGGTCAACGACAAAACCGTCCTTTTCGGTCAGCAGCTCAATGAAATACCGCGCCTCTGCCTCGGATTGCTGCCACTCGTGATGTGACTTTTCGCGTGTTCCTGTCGCCACGTCATTGATGAACGTTGTCTTGTCGCAGCGAGTTTCTTTTACAAACCAAAGCAGCGGCTTCCAGCCGTTGACAATGCCGTACTCGTTCATCCGCAAGAGCTGCGGACCGCTGTGATAACAAGAACACGTCCACCAGTACCGCAGGTGCTTTGATAGGTCTGCCACAGCGTCCGGCAACTGAATCTGTCCGGTATATGCAATCAGGCTGCCGCCTGGACGCAGCACCCTTGCGGCGAACGCACCGAGGCCGTCGAAAAGTTGAATGGCTTTTCGGTCATACGGTGGGTCTGTGAAGACGAGATCAACGGATGCGTCGGGGATTTTGTCGCCAATCTCTCGAAAGTCGCCAACATACAACCCGTTCACCTTCTTTCGTTTTTTAACAGCAACCGCTTTCTGCTCCTCACGTTTGGCAGCAGCTTCCTGCTCTTTCAAATCTCGCACGACGCGATTGATGGAAACCTCTCCAGTTCGCAGTTTGGCGACCGTCTCCGCATCGACCTTGCCTGCCTTTTCGGATGCGTTAATCTTCTTGACCTTCGCCACTGTGTCGTGGCTGACGCTGGCGCGCTTGGCGACTTCTTTGCGGGTTTCGACCGGTTCCGCAGATTTCTGCGGAACCGCTCCACCGCTTTTCTTTTGGTTCGCCTTCGCCCTTGCCGCAATCGTCTCCTCCAGCCGCAACGCCAGTTGCGTCCGCACATACGCCGAAAGGTTCCGTCTTCCGAACTGGTTGAGGATAATCCACTCTTCAGCGTGGCTACGGCTCTCAAACGTCAGCTCGTCAATCTCATACGGCAAATTCAGCCTGTTACAGATTTCGTATCTGTTGTGGCCGTCAAGCAAGATGCCGTCGTCGCCAACGTCCCAGACGACAAGCGGCTCTCTGGCACCGCCGTACTCAATCAGATTCTCCTCAAGTTGACGACGCTCTTCGTGCGAAAGCGCGGGAATCATCGCCGCAAACTCTTTGTCTATTTTCATCCCGTCTCCTCAGCGTGTGTATTAGCCCTGTAACGCTGGGCCAGCGGCATAATGCAATCAGTCATCATTGGCATTTGAGCCAAACTTATTTCGCAACCCTTTATTGAGGCAGGTAAGTATTGCTGCACCGCAAACTTTGGCAGATGTCGAGCCTTCCGCAACCGCATATCTCCTGATCGCCAAGTGCAGTTCCTCGATGTCCTGGGAAGCGAACCGCTCAACAAACCGGGTGTCAGATAGAAGCTCGTAGCGTTTATGCAACCATGCAAGCCCATCAAGCATTCGAGAGTTAATAGATGGTGCAGTACCTAGCCGCATATAGGCTCGCAAACAAAGGTAAAGAGTTTCCTTGCTGTCCGCCGCAACCTTCAGGCATTTTGTGACGCACTTGATCTGGTGAACGCTGACAGCAGTTTCGGCAACCTCTATGCCTAGACGATCAAGCACTTCATCGACTGCCATCGCTGTCGCGTCTTTCGTCAGGACCATTGCTTTGTATTTAGCAATCGCAGTAACAGGCTTTCGCTGAGTGTTCGCAACCAAAAAGCCAGCAGCTTCATCGTTTTTGCTTTCAACCGTAAACACAAGGCACGGTAGCTCGTCAATGTCAGAGCGATTGCGAGCCGCCAAGACTCGATGCTGGCCGTCCATCACCCAGTAACTACCGTCCTTGCGTAAGGCAACAAGTATCATTCCGCAACCCACCCAAGACCAACTTGATTGGATTTGCTGCACCTTTTTTATGATGACCTTTTCTCGCTGATAGGCATGGTCCACGTTCAACTCATGCTTGTCGATGTATCTAGGTGCGCCAGGACTATCCCGCACAACCCAGCCATATCGAGCAATCTTTGTCATTTTGGCCTTACGTGGCACGGACGCATACTCAGACGTTTTCAAAGCAGAAACAGTCATCGCATTTTCCCTCAAAAGTAAAAACAACCACACGGTCCATGTATTAGCCCTGTAACGCTGGGCCAGCGGTTGCCGCCGTATAAAAGGCTACCTACTCGACAACTGCCAGCGTTACTCGCCACCACTGGCTAGGCGACCACGGCAACAGCACAGAAAGAGACTGTCGCTTCGGCAATGGCGTGCCGGTCCTGATTCCAAAAACCCCAGCGGCGTCAGTTCAAGCACCGGAAAAATCCCTGAACTGATGGTGCCGCTGGGGGTGCGACACGTTGCCGCGTTAGCCGTCAGATATCGCCGGTGCACGTCTGCCGCCACCGCTGCTCTGTGTGTACCTGAGCCAAGCCTCGTGCAGCTTCTTAGCCGCCGCAGCCTTTGCCTCTGGTGGTAGCTGGTCCTTGAGCAGCTTCACCTCGGCAGTCAGTTTTGCCACCTCATCTCGCAGGTATCGCATGTGCTGCAACTCACTCTGGACGTGCAGGCCCAGCTCTAACATTCCTGACGCACAGATGCGGTTGCCTATCTGCGAGGGGGTCAGCTTTGCAACGTCGCTCATGCTGTTACCTCCTCTGCTGGTGCCAGTGCGTCGGCTCGTTCGTCCAGCATGTCGAGCAGCTCTGACGCCTGATCGTTGGTGTAGAAGCCATCGTCTTGGCGAGCGTGCACCGCCAGAGCGAACCGCCGCAAATCCTCTGGCGTGTCTGCCGTTGTGATCGCGGCCCTGGCCTTCGCCATCGCGGCCTCATCTGCCGTCGGCGGCTTCGGCGCAGCCTTAGCCGTCGTGGCCTCTGGCTGGCTCACCACGGGCGTCTCGTGGTGCGTGTAGTCCTGAGCCTCCTCGGCAGTCACGAGGCCACGCAGAACGTCCGCAAATGCGTCTCGCAACGCAAACCCTCTGGCTCGCATCTGCAACATTCGCTTCGGGTACTGCGTCCACGGTCCAGACTTCCCCCACAAGCCAGCCTTCTTCGCGTCAGCCGCACTGAAGCTCACCGTAGTCGGCTCAGCGTTGCCGCGCCTCTTGGCAACGCACGTCGCCACCATCTGTTCGCCATCGCCTGTCACCGTCTCGCGGATGTACTCGCAGATCGCAGATGCTAGGCAGCAGGCCTTGGCGGCGTCACCGTAGATGCTTGGCTTGCCATTGATGACTGCTATAGATTGCAGCGACTGCATCGGCGTGAGCCCTAGCTCTGCACCGTGCTGGATTGCCAAGAGGCACGCCTCTGGTTTCCCTCGGAAGTCCTTCGGTGCGAAATCGCTTTTCGCCACCATGCCAGCAAACCGAAACGCATCATCAAAGCTGCTCAGTGCCAGGCCGCGTTGCGGCTCAGTTGTTGTCAGTCCAGTCATTTGTCACCTCTCAATAAATAAGGATATCCCTGTCCAACACTTCCACCACTGCGTTGCCGCCACCGGCAACGTGAAATCGAATCGTGTAGCTGTCCCTCTCGCTGTGATAGTTGGCCGCGATAATGCAGCCTCGGTGCGTTGCCCCATCGTGGCCGAAAATCACAACGTCACATTCTCTCCACCTGCGGCGGTTGCCGTCCCAGTACCCTGGCGACGTGCCACCGTACACCTCAGCCATCCCAGCAACCGCAGCCATTCCCTCTCGCTCGTGTGCGTCCATGCGTTTGCCTCTCAGTTGTATGCGGCCTCTATCAGCCGCAGGATTCCGATACAAAGTTCAATCACGATTGCGAGCATGTCTGTGCTCATGGTTCACCTCCCTGTGAAAACCCGGCGGCGTCCCTGCCGCCGGGCGTGTGTGTCTCAGCCAATCAGCAACGATGTCAGATGCTCATACAACCGGCCATCCTGCTCGTACTCTGTCATTGATTCCCACTGCTGGTAGTAGCTGGCGAGGTAAGCCCGTGATCCCTTGCGTACTGAGTCGCTGTATTCCCGCTTCGTGAAGACGTACCCAGCACCGCCTGGCCGTCCATCGTTGGCGTATTCGTAGCAATCAGTCATTCCATCAAAGTGGCCGTTGGTGTACTTGGCGGTGTAGCCAGCCACCTGCTTCTCAGTTGGGCCGTTGATCCAGTTCACGTCGATTGACGAGCCGCCTGAGTAGGTGTGGCTGCGAACCCGAAACTTGATGCCAGGGAAGGCTGCCTTGAGTTCCTTGCGGATTGCCTTAGCTGCTTCTGTTGTTCTCATGTGTGCCATCGTTTTGCCTTTGGGTTCGAGTGTCGCGTGAGTCACTCGCTCACGTCTGCTAGGTATCCTATCGGCATCGGTAGAGCATGTCAACAAGGAAATCTGGAAAAATCAGCCAGGAGCAAATCCTCCAGGCGGCGGACCTGGCAAAGTGCCAGAAATACGGGCGTTTTCACGATCTTCCGCAAACCGCCGCACCTCGGCGGCGTCTAGCATCCGCATGCGATTGCTGACGTTTAGGCTCCACAATCGGCCAGATCGGCAAAGCTGACGCACTCGCACCATTGAGAGGCCGAGAAGCTCGGCGGCTTGCCTGGCGGTAATCAGCGTCCGATTGTCTGCGGTTAGGTTCATGCCAGGATTCTACCGCCAAGGAAACCAAGAGCAATCCAGGGACGAGCTGGCGAGCGTTCAGCGGAGGGGACACGCCTCGCTCTAGCCAGCCGCCCCAGGGTCAATCACGCCAGTGCATCGCGTCCTGCGACTGCTCAGCGTGAGCCAGCTTGACTAGCAGCCGCTGGCGTTCTCCCAGCAGACGCATCACATCAGCGGCCAGCGTGCCGCTCGTGCCTGTCCAGCCGGGTTGCCCTGCCTGCCTAGCTCGGTGCGTCATGCGTGCGATGTCGTCACTGGTAAGCCAGTGCAGAGCGTCGGGATCATTCATCCAGCGTCTCCTCGTGCAGCACAATCGCCAGCAGGCTATAGGCTGCCAAGTCCTTAAGCGTGTCCACCACACCTTCGTGCACTAGCCTGCCGGTCTTGCAGTAGGTTCTCAGTCGCTGCACCTTGTCGGCAATCCTCACCATGCAACCTCGCCAGGGCTCAATGTCCACCAGGTCTGCACCGTGGCGAATGTTTGCCAGCGGATCGTCCTCGCTGCCGTAGTCCCTGCTCTTGCTCTCGTGCAGCTCTGCCATCTCCGCTAGCAGTTCCAGGAATCGGCTCGTCGTCCTGTGCGTGCCGAACGATGCGAGAACCGGCTCACCAGTCCATCCGCCAGAAAACTCGTGTATTGGGTCTTCAGTGTCGTCGCTGTCGTCCTCGGGATCAGCCAGCACCGGATGCTCATCGTCCTGGCTGGCAAAGAGCCGCCGCTCTACTGCTTGCCTCAATGCTGCGTTCTTCTCGTCGAGCGTTGTCCCTGCCATTTCCTCTTCGTATGTCATGAGCTGCGAACCTTCCCCTGTTTCGAGATGCGTAAGTTGTCCACGTCAAACGTACCGTCCTTGTCCACCGTGACAACTGCAAACCCGTGGTTCCAGCGATTGATGCGTGCGTACTCAGGGGTCAGGTCGCACAGGCAACCCTGACTCCAGCAGAATACCTCGTCGTGCCACATGCTCGACTCGGCGTGGCCGCTCGTCCTGTGGCCGTGTCCAACTAGCACCGTGTGCAGCGTTCGCAGGAAAGCACCGCGAGCCATATTGACAGGATTGGTGAGCCCCTTCGGCAGCTCATGGCCGTGCATCACTGGCAGCTTGCCAACCATCACTGGCCGCTGCTCATCAACCAGCTCGATGCCAAGCTCATCAAACTCTAGCCACTCGCTGAGTCGCATCCTTGGGTGATCGCTTATTTCCGCAGCGTGCTGCCACAGCCAGTGCTGCCACCGCTCCTCGTGGTTCCCAACCTTGTAGACAATCGACGCATCGGGAAACTGGTCGCGCAGCCAGGCCAGCGTCCCTATAACGGCATCCAGCTCGCCACGAAAGTCTCGCTTCTTTGGGTCTTTCTGCCACCTGCTAATCGTGTAGAAGTCTGCAACGTCGCCATTGAGTAGCAGGCAGTCGATGCCGATGGTTTTTAGGTAATCAACCGCAGCAGCTAGAGCCACCTCGGAATGATACGGCACATGGATGTCAGACAGGATGCCAACCGTGCCTGTCACGCCTAGCTCGTGCGGCGTCCACGGTTCAGCTTGCGAGGCTGGCATCTTCGGCACGTCACCTGCCTTGCGTGCTGCTCGCTTGCATTGCGGAGACTTGCGGCTTCTCACGCCGCACTGCCCAAGCTGATGCCTGACGCGACTGCGTGCCTGCTCCAGCGTGAGAGCATTGTTTGTCTCGTGCACCAGGCGACGTGCAAGCGTCCTTGCAGGTGCGTCTGGGTGCTGCTTGATTAGCTCAATCGTTAGCCGCCGGATTGGATCATTTGCCATCGGTTCCCTCCATGCGATAGCCGAGTTGCCACAGGATAGTGGCAAGAGTCGTCGCCACTTCGGCAACGTGTTCCTCGCTGGCGAATCCCTGGCAGGCGTGTAGGGCTTCGTGAATCAGCGTGTCTAGGTGATCGATGCCAGCCATGCTGG